TTTTGTACTTAAATTTATAAATGCCAATATAGTATTATCTATATTATCAATATTTTTTAATTGTCTACATGATAATAACCCGTACGGATTTTCCTCGTTAATTCCTATATATCGTGGAAGAGATTCTTTACCAAACCATATTGCTTCAGTATCCCAAAACATATCACCACACCCAGATGCTTTTGCTTTTGAAACAGGCATAAATCCATCAATAGAGTTTCCGCTTTTTAATGTTCCTGCTCTGTGTACATATCCATCATTAAATTGTCTTGATAATTTTATTTTATTATTTGAAATCAAATAATTTAAACATTCAAATATTGATTTTTGAACAAAACTAATTTCATTGGGTCTTAAATTATTAAATCTATTACGAATAGACTGAGGTATGTCAAACTCGGTAATAACTAAATTTTCAAATAATGACATAATATTATATAATAATATTATATAATAATAATGGTTAAAATATAGAAAATAAATTTTTATAATAATCTAAAGGGTCTTCGTCAAGTTTATATATATTATATTTTTTATCCTCATGATTTAACAGTACTGAATAAGTTAATAAAATTTCTTCAAGGCTATGCCATAAAGGCACATAATCCATTACAGCAATAGATAATAGCTTTAATAATAAAGCATCTGTCTTTTTATATTTATCTCTTAATATATGAAATACCATAAAGTATAAATAATAAACCGACCCCGAAATTCCACCAATAAGAATTCTATCATATGATTTGAATAAATATTCTATAAATATATTATTAAGATCTAAATAACTGGAAACATCATATATTTCATTACCCTTTATATCATCAAAACATTTATATGTTTCACTAATATTTATAGGAGTTTTTTGGTGATCCGATGAAACTGGATTTCTGGTAAATATTTCTCTTCCATAATTTTTATTTATAACAGATTTAATATCATTGTCCGTATGCATTATTTTAACAATTAGCATATTAAATGACCTAATAGTTTTTTCTTTTTTGTTTTTATCTTCAATTTTTGTTGCTTCTTCATATAAATTCTTAAAACTCTCATCTGTAAAATTATCTGGTAAACAAAAAATTATTTTTAATTTTTTTATAAATTCATTAAATAAAAATTCATCATGTATAATGTATTCCGCTTGATAGTTTTCATTATTGAGTAAGGTAAGAGCGGCGGATACCGCATGTGGTTTACTATATAAAACGCCAATTTGAATAAATCTACCAAATAATTTGTTTTCTAATGAATCCAGTATTTGATCTAATTCGTTCGCCTCAAAACCAATACTTGTAACAACATTTTGTTCATTTTTTTTAATAGTTATAGACTGTTTTATTTTAACTTTATATTGCGTTGGATGAATTTTTTTTACTAAATTAAGTAAATTCCAAAATATTTCAATAGAAAAATTTTTCAATACGTTATCTTCTCTTAAAGAACATGCTAATTGATTTTGATTATTTATTGATTCAATCTTTTCTTTCATTATTCGTGTATATCCACCCTTTTTTTTCCTACTATATATATTTTTTTTCCTACTATATATATTTTTTTTCCTACTATATATATTTTTTTTCCTACTATATATATTTTTTTTCCTACTATATATATTTTTTTTCTTAATTGTTTTCATTATAATATATATATAAAATATATAATATAAAATATATAATATATTTTATATAATGGATAATGTTAAGATAGATAAAGAAAATAAAGAAAATAAAGAAAATAAAGAAAATAAAGAAAATAAAGAAAATAAAGAAAATAAAGAAAATAAAGAAAATAAAGAAAATAAAGAAATAGAGTTATGTGAAGAATGTAGAGAAGAAATGACAATAGAAGATATAGAACATTTTATAAAAGATAATAAAAAATGGTGTAATGAATGTAGATTTTTTCCAGATCATGAAAATTGGCCGCCGATAGGTTATTAAACAAAAAAAAACAAAAAAAAAACAAAAAAAATATAAATACAAGAATTTAAAGAGGAGGAGAGTTCATAAAATAAAGGATATTATATTTCAGGATAAATAAAAGACATTACTTCTTGTAAAGTATTAAATTGAAGTAAGTCAAGAAGCATATCTTTAATATGATAAACGATGGTCGGAGAATTAATAAAAGATTGTTGAATAATATACAAAGTAAAACTATTTATTTGATTTTCAGAAGAGGAAGAGGAGTATAAATACGCTATAAAATTCGATATACAAATAGGACAAATAGTAGCAGGTTCATTTAAATCTATTATGGGGTAAGTAGAAATAATGCTACGAAAACAAACAGGTGAAAACGTTTGACATATAATATGAGCAAATGTTCCTATTAATAATGTCGCTTCATTTGTTATAATATCATTGTAATGATCCTCATTATATAGAATATAATTTACTGAAATCATAAGTTCGTTGTTAAAAAGTTCATCCTCGTCATATATATTAATGTATGGTGTATACCCAAACGGTTTTAAAGCAGAATAATTATTTGCACGACACAAAGGACAATTATATTTTGTTTTTTGATTACTGTTGTAAAGGGTCGTAATACATCTATAATGAAATAAATGATTACATGGCGTATGCAATACACGTTTATTAAACATGGATTCTAAACAAATAGCACAAGATTCCTCTTTTTTATATTTTGCTTGCGTTATAATTCTATTTTTTGTTCTACACGCGTTTTTAAACAACATTATATAATCATTAGCAGCAGCAGTATCAATATCAGCAGCAGTATCAATATCAGCAGCAGTATCAATATCAGCAGCAGTATCAATATCAGCAGCAGTATCAATATCAGCACTATTATTATTTATACTAAATTCATTATAATCCTTTTCCATAAAGAATTCATTTTTTACATTAGCATCATCATCATCATCCAAAGACAAGATATACGCCATATTGTTAATAATGTTTTATTATTTATGTTTTATTATTTATTTTTTTATTATTTATGTTTTATTATTTATGTTTTATTATTTATGTTTTATTATTTATTTTTTATTATTTATGTTTTATTATTTATGTTTTATTATTTATGTTTTATTATTTATGTTTTATTCAATTTTTAATTATATTTAAATAAATTAATAAAAACAGTATAAAATAAAAACAGTATAAAATAAAAACAGTATAAAATAAAAACAGTATAAAGATTATTACATATATAAAATTGTCCATACGGACAAAGGAGAATGTCCGTATAGCGCAATTGGATAGCGCGCGAGCCTTCTAAGCTCGAGGTTTGGGGTTCGAGTCCCCATACGGATATGAATGAATGGTTTTTTTCATATAAAATACAATAGCAAACGTTCCCGAGCGGTCAAAGGGGCAAGACTTAAGTTCTTGTGCGTATATGCTTCGTGAGTTCGAACCTCACCGTTTGCATTAAAAAGTATTTTATATGAAATAATTTTTAATTTTTATTTAATTTTTATTTAATTTTTATTTAATTAAATAAAAAGAAGTATAAAAGTTTAAAAGTATAAAGTATAAAGTATAAAGTATAAAGTATAAAGTATAAAGTATAAAGTATAAAGTATAAAGTATAAAGTATAAAGTATAAAGTATAAAGTATAAAGTATAAAAGTATAAAAGTATAAAAGTATAAAGTATAAAAAGAAGTATAAATGATATTAGCATATGAAAAAGAAAGAAATCACATAGATAAAGTTATTAGTAAAATAAATGAAATATTTTTTCAAAATAAGTGGGAAAAAATAACATCTTCGTCTTCTTCAGTGTTAGTAAATAAAAAAAAAGATGAAAATAATAACTCAGTAAGTAATACATATAGCAATAATAAAGACAATTATCCATTTGATAAATTTACTATAAATTATAATTACAATATGAATATTATAGAAGTAATTATTCCGGTAGTAAATGGTGATATATTATATAAAACAACATTTACAATTGGTGATATAAATAAAGAAGAAGAAGAAGAAGATATATATAGTTATATAGAAAATCATATACGATATTATCAAGAAAGAATAATATGTTTATGAATAATAAAGAAGAATAATAAAGAAGAATAATAAAGAAGAATAATAAAGAAGAATAATAAAGAAGAATAATGACAATAGCCGATTTATTCTCTCTTTCATTGGAAACAAGAAAAAAACATACAAAACAAATTATAGAATATACGGAAAATTTATTAAAATCATTAAATATTTCAAAAAATGATGGAATAAATGGGTTTATAGTAGTGTTAATTCATTGGATTTTAACGGGAATACCATTAATGTATATATTTTTTGGTGAAATAAATAATTATTATTATTTTAGTTGTTTTATATGGTTAATTATCTTTCTAATGCATTTATATTTTAAAGGCTGCATTTTAACACGAATAGAAAGAAAACTATGGCATGAAAAAAAATGGTGGGGGCCATGGATTTTTTTATTTACTCCATTAAAATTCGTTGGAATTGATATAACCGATAAGTCAGCAAATATAATATTCAATTTATGGGGATTTTTTATAGTATGCACAGTGCTGTATCGTGTATTGGGTATTAAATCATCATCATCATCATCATAATGTATAAAAAGTATTTTAATTTTATAAAATTATAAAATTATAATATTATAAAATATTAATTTGTTAAGCGGTTAATATAAGCACAAAATGCTTTTATTTTTTCCTCGTTTGCTGATATAATAAATTCTTTATTGGTTTTCAAATCGGTGTAGATAAAAAAATCGTTATAATCGCCATTTAACCCAGCACTCTTTGAGTCATATTTATCAATAGAAAAATTTAATTGTTTATCTATTGTTTTTATATACGGAGGATTTTCAATATAGTCAGATACCTTTTTAACAACATTTTCAAATAGAGGGCTAATTTTATTATATCCACTTGGATTATATATCATCATAAACACATTCATTCTGTAATTATTATGGTATTTACTGTTTATATAATAATATACAAAATAATAATAATATACAAAATTAAAATAATATATTAAACAATTTATTATTGTATATACTATTACACGCTTATCGAAAATGAGTTTAAACCCATACCGTGATATTCGCAATTATGAACCATCTGATAAGAAATATACAGATGACTTAAAGAAAGTATTTAATGAATTATCACCGCTATTGAAGAGAAAATTTCAGTCATTTACAGAAAATTTAATGGACGATGAATATATTTCAAATTTTATGTTGTTAGATGCGATTCGTGATTTTAAAATAAAAAACGAAGAAATTTGCAGTGATTCATATGATTGGAAAGCATTTAATGAAAATGCGCTTAATTATCGTCCCTGGCAATGCTGTTAGTAATGCATACATTTACATTTATTAACATTTACATTTATTAACATTTAAAACATAATTTTATATTAAATCTTTTTTTAATTCAAAACTACTTTAAATAATTTAATAATTTAATAGTTAAAAAGAATTTAATAAATACTATAATAAATACTATAATAAATACTATAATAATCATGGACAATCAAGAACAGCCACAAGAAGTTCAGCCACAAGAAGTTCAGCCACAAGAAGAACAGCCACAAGAAGAACAGCCACAAGAAGAACAGCCACAAGAAGAACAGCAAGAAATAAAAGAATTGAATGCAGAAGAAATAAAAGAATTGAATGCAGAAGAAAAAGAAGAAATTGAAAAATTTCAAATGGAATTAGCTCTTCAATTTATAAATAACAACAAATCAGGATTATTAGAAATATATTTAAAACATTCAAGAGGAACAGCTGAAAATGAAGGCGAAGGAATTTTAATAATTAATTTAAAGGAAAACGTACTAAAAAGTAATAATGTAGATGTTTCATATGCCCCCTATTCATGTTTACCAACCGAGTTGACAAGTCAATTTTTAAAACTAAAAGAAGAAAACGACAATGAACATATTATTTATATTATGGTTACATCTATATATACGAATCAAATCATTCAAATTGATATTAGAACACTAAAATAAAGCGTTATGATCACTTGACATTCTTCGTTTAGATTTATTTATAAATGTTTTTTTGCTATTCCAATTGTTATTATTCGTATTGTTATTATTCGTATTGTTGTTATTATTATAGAATTTTGAATCATCGTTAACAAACATATTCATATTGTTATCATCATCATCGTCTTCATTCATTCCAATGTGTTTATCAAAGCACATCAAATTTTGTAAAATATTACCACCACTTTTTTCGGGTTCAATATAAGCTGCAGGAAGACAACTATAATTACAACAACAACAACATGATAAAAAATCATTAAGTTTAAAACGTAACCAATATTTTTGGCGTAGTTTTCCGTTAAGAATTTCCTGTTGAAACATACGGTCAATCATAGAAAAAGCCGTATTTAAAAACAAAAGCGTGTGTATAATTTTTTTCTTTTGCTGGAAAAGAAAAGTATAACGTTGGGTATGGTGTGGATTTAATTTATAATTTGTTTTTTTTTGTAAAGCATTTAAAAAGCGCAATTCGTTTTTCAGATTCTTTAAATTTGTTAAGGTTTTTGATTTGTAATCATCAATTTTTTTAATAATAGAAAATACATTTGTATTGTAAATAATCGGATATTTATACCGTATTTTCCGTGGAATAAGGAATTGATTTGTTTCTTTAATTTCGGCAATTTTTTCTTCAATGCTTTTAATTTTACCCGCCATATCCTTAATAAATGATTTTTCAATTTCTTGGCGTTTACTAAAAAGATCATTTGCATATATTTTGCACTGGTTAGAAATCCATTTTTTCTTTTTATCCGGCCCGTCCTCTTGATTACACGACGACCGGATAAGTTGTTCGTGTTCTTTTAATTGACGAAGAACATTATCAGAAGTAAGCAACGGGTCGCTAAATAATAAAACTTGCCCAGATTGAAATTCTACATAAGTTTGTAATTTATCATATTTATGTGACGATATTTTATGTGCTTCAGAGGAAGCTTCTAATTTTAAATAATTAATAATTGATAATATAAAGGCAACAAAAGCAGAAATAGCCGATAAGGCGATCTCGCCGTGTGGATTATCTTTTAAAGAGGCTTGCACCACACTGACAACCGCGGATAAAAAAATGGCGGGCAGCATTAAACAATTCAGAAGACCGACTGTATATGAACGGGATTCCATATAGATGGTTTTTTGTCCTTTTAAATAACTGGCAAGAATATCTAATGCGGAAGAATACCGATGAACCGTATCTTGTTCATATGATTGATTAAATTGGCTTTTTACATCATTATAAGAAATTTTTTTATATCTAATTGTTTTATTGTTCATGCCGTTGTTATTGTTGCTCATGCCGTTGTTATTGTTGTTTGCGTAATTACTACTTGAATTACTGTTATTATCATTTATTGTATTATTATCATTTATTGTATTATTATCATTTATTGTATTATTATCATTTATTGTATTATTATCATTTATTGTATTATTATCATTTATTGTATTATTATCATTTATTGTATTATTATCATTTATTGTAT